GTAAAACTCTCCAAGCCGAACAGCACCATGCGCTTGGTGTACGACTCCATCAAAGACGGCAATCACTCGCTAGAGAAGATCAGGGTGGACACAAAGAAGTTCATTGGGCAAGTGAAAAGCGCTGTCTACAACCTGAGTCATATCGGCATGGTGAAGCCGGTGGATGTGAATGGGCGCACTCACTGGTACTTGCCCGACCAAGTGCCGCAGAGTGAGTTGGCATCTTCAGACATTTTCAAGGGTTGCCCTTCAATCTTTATGGTGAGCATTCATCAATGAAAAACGATATTTGTGTAACAAAACACGAAGTAACGCCCAAGGCTGGACGCCCCAAGAAGCCGCTAATTCCGACAGTGGGATGGAGGCCAAAGAGCAAGAAGGCGCGGGACAAGTTCTACGAGATGGGCGGCAGTCGGTGGCTAGATCGAATCATGGAGGGGCTGACCAAATGAAGCCGAGGATTTACTTTGAGGAAGGGTCATGGTGGTGCAAGGTGGAGACAGAAGGCGGCGAGTTCGTTCACTACGGCTGGTCACATTCCCCGAGGGGCGCTTACTTGGATTGCCTGATTGGAATATCGTTTTGCAAGATAGAAAAACAGAGAGGGCACCCAACGCTTAAGGCGCTTTACCACTTTGGAAAATAGACACCGCAGAGCGCAATCACCACACTGGCGCTTTTGAGCAAAAGGATTGTGGCTCTGCACCTTACGCATGCGGATTGCTTCTAGGTCATAGACCGCGACACGATGGGCCTTGAATGGCGTCAGTGGGTAGTACGCAGCCGTAAGGGATCGCTTTCTCCCTTGGGGGGCCTAGTGGCCTTTTCCTCGCAGTGGTTCGCTGCTGTGAGTTTTTATACAAGCCGATCATTCGCACAAATACGGGTGCGCCCAACACGGCTAAATGTTGGGAATGACCCGAGCAATTCCCAATGCTCAACCGTTGAATGTGGAGAAGGGCAGAAGCGCAGCCGAAAGGTCAAGACCCAATGCGATTCGATTTATTAACCGTGAACACCCGTAAGGACTCACAACATGAACAAGCCTATTGAGGACTCTCTAGCCGATCACTTCAAAGCAGTGAAGGCCGCATATCACGATCAGTTTGAGCTAGTTCGCACACCTCAAGGCTATCAAGCACGTCACAAAGTAACAGGCCAGAGCTATCAAGCGCATAGTGTCGCGGCTGCTCCGTGGTGGAAGGCTGAGTGATGACCAAGCCAATCACAGTCGGAGAACTCCGCAAGCTCTTGGAGAGCTACCCGCAAGACTTGCCTGTTTACCTTGAATGGGAAGGGCAATACATCCCGTTTGACACTGCCGAGCGAATCACTGAAGAAGAGTTCACCGCAAACGATGAGAGATTCGTTTGTATCGGCGCTGATAGGTGGGATGCGTGATGGCTGGCCGTCCAATGGGTAAGCTGCATCAGGACGATGTACGCAAAAAAATCCAAGCAAGTCAATTGATAAATGTCTTGCAAGATCATGCACTTACGGGTGAGGGGGATATGTCGCCCACTCGCATGAAAGCTATTGAGATTTTGCTGCGCAAGTCAATCCCTGATTTGAGTGCTGTGACTATTAGCGGAGATGATGAGAACCCATTGCAGACAGTCACCCGCATTGAACTGGTTGCCATGCGCAAGGATGGCGAGTGAAGAAGCCATTTATTGAGAGATTGGCCCCCAGCTTCTGGAGGTGCCAAGCAGATTGCGGGAACTATGCGCGGGTTGCTCACGGTGCTACAGCTTACGAAGCGTGGCATTGGGTTGTGTGGGGTGTTGCCCCATGACAGGCACAGTACAAATCGCAATCCCTGACAAGCTAAGGCCTGTATTTGATGGGCCTGCTGACGTTCGCGGCGCTTATGGTGGCCGAGGCTCAGGCAAAACACGCTCATTCGCCAAGCTGATAGCTATTCGTGGCTACATGTACGGTAGCACCGGCACCAAGGGCTTGCTACTTTGTGCGCGTCAGTTCATGAACTCCCTGGCTGATTCTTCCCTTGAGGAACTGAAACGAGCCATCGAGGATGAGCCATTTCTCAAGGCCTATTACGACATAGGCCAAAACTACATCAAGAGCTTTGACGGAAATATAGAGTTCGCCTTCGTTGGGCTAGATCGCAACATTGCGTCTGTGAAGTCTAAGGGGCGCATTCTCATTTGTTGGATTGACGAAGCCGAGCCGGTGACGGACGAAGCGTTTAACACGCTCATTCCTACACTACGGGAAGAAGGTACAGATTGGAACGCTGAGTTGTGGGTGACATGGAACCCTAAGCGCAAGAAGGCCACGGTGGAAAAGCGGTTTCGATTCGCCAAAGACCCGCTAATCAAGGTTGTCGAACTGAACTACACCGATAACCCCAAGTTCCCCGCCAAGCTGGAGCGTGAGCGCTTGCGAGACTTGGAAGAACGCCCCGACCAGTACGAGCATATCTGGATGGGTGACTACGTTGGAGTGGTGGAGGGCGCTTACTACGCCAAGAGCATCATCCAAGCCAAAGCCGAGGGCAGGATAGGCAGAGTCGGCCCTGACCCATTGATGACCTATCGCGCCTTCTGTGACATTGGGGGAACGGGTCAACGTGCGGACGCCTTCACTATCTGGGTAACTCAGTTCATCGGGAAAGAATGCCGTTTGCTGAAGTATTACGAGGCTGTAGGTCAACCCGCATCCACTCATTTCACATGGCTACGTGAGAACGGCTACACCGGAGCCAATACAACCATCTGGCTACCTCATGACGGCGACACACAAGACAAAGTGTTTGACGTGTCTTACAAAAAGGCATTCGAGGGCGCAGGCTATCCGGTGGAAGTCGTACCCAATCAAGGCAAGGGCGCGGCCATGCTCCGTGTCCGTGCTGCACAGCGAGTATTCCCGAGCATGTGGATTGATGCTGAAGGCTGTGAAGCTGGCCTAGAGGCTATCGGCTGGTATCACGAGAAGCGAGACGAGAACCGCTCTATCGGCCTAGGCCCTGAACACGATTGGTCAAGTCACGGCGCTGATAGCTTCGGATTGATGGCTGTCGTGTTTGAGGCTATGGGCGCTGCTGCTCCGTCACAAAAGCCGATTGCGTATAAAAAGCGCTACGTCACATAATCCGACGAACGGTTGCAAATATTGCTTGCAATTGTTTGTTGTGGGCCTATAATTCATTCATCGCAGCAAACAACCGAAAGCACCAAATGACTACTCAAGACCTCGCAGCAAAGAAACTCGCAGAACTGAAAAAGCAATACGTGACACTGCAAGATCACATGGCTCTGCGCGCCTTGATGGGCGCTCGGTCCTCTGAGTCAATCAATCGCGTAATGCAACGCCGCGCCATGCAGTTGGCAATGGCTGCTTAACTGTCACAAGGAGATTCAAAATGATCTTGACCAAACCACAAGCCGCATCACTCATCACCGCAATGGCCGCACTCAAGAGCATGGGCTGCGACCGCATCCAATTGGACATTGGCCCTGTCTTGGTGGACATTGGCTCGCACTTTGATGGTGACAAAGAATGCATGTCCATCCTCCAGAATGACCGCCCAAATGGTTTGATTCGTATTGCTCGTGAAGATTACGACACTCAAGCGGATTTTGCTGCTGCTTACGGGTTGGAGTAATCCATGAAAGGCGGCAAACAACCCGGCGCAGGGCGTCCACCATCGGACAACCCTGCCCGACACATCGTCAAGGCGCGGCTTACTGACGAGCAAAAGGCAAAGTGGGATGAGCTAGGCGGGTCACGCTGGGCAAAGCGCTTACTGGATGAGGCTATTGAGCAAACAAGGGGGAAGTTATGAATGATCGTGAGCTATTGGAGAAAGCGGCTAAGGCTGCGGGGATTGATGTTCCAAAAAAGCTGAATAGCTGGCTTACTTATGGCGACAAATACGGCTTTCAGTGGTGGAATATGGACGGAACAAGAACCGAAAAGACATTCAATCCACTGAATGACGATGGCGACGCGCTGCGGCTGGCTGTGAAGCTTGGCATAGACATTGCTCACTTTGACAGTTTTGTTCGTGCTGATGTGGATGGTCATGACGATTGCCACGAAAGCAAGGGAGCAGACGCTTGTGCCGCACTGCGCCGCGCCATTGTCCGCTCTGCGGCATCTGTCGGTGAGGCAATGCCGTAATCACTAGGGGCGGCACCTAGCCGCTTTACCACTTTTGACAATAGGCCCAACGCTGTGATAGCGCTGGAGAACCTATGGCAAAGATGGACGAAACAGAGCTGCTAGAGCTATTGCAGCGCAAAGAGAGTGCAGCCGGTCATTACGTGCATGGTGAGCTTGGAGACGCCCGTGAGAGGGCTATGCGGGCTTATCACCGTCTTCCTTACGGCGATGAAAACGAGGGCTGGAGCAATGTTGTCGCCTCAGATGTAGCCGATAGCGTCGAGTGGGTTTTGCCAGCGATGCTCAATACCCTCACCAGCACGGATAAGGCTGTGGCGTTTGAGCCAACCAAGGCCAGTGAGGTCAAAGGCGCAGAGCAGGCAACAGATGCGGCCAATTACGTGTTCTACAAACAGAACAATGGCTTTTTGATACTTTATACAGCCATCAAGGACGCGCTCACAGTCAAGAACTGTGCGGTTCACTGGTTCAAAGAAACGCAAGAAGTCGTAAGCAGCCAGCCATTTAAGGGCGCATCCGAGGAAATGCTTGCGATGCTGCTGCAAGAAAGCGGCGGCGAGATTGAATACGCCAATCCTGAGCAGGCTATGGGGCAAGACGGCACTCCATTGGTCAACCCTATGCCCGATGGCATGGGCGGCGTCATCTTGCAGCCTGTCACGCACTACACAGGCCGCATCAAGATCACCGAAAAGCGCACGATTTGCAAGGTCGAAGCCTTCAATCCTGCGCACTTGCTCATTGAGAAGGACTGGACTAGCCCACTATTGCAAGACTGCCCCTATGTGGCGCGGCTGAAGTACGTTTCAGCGAGTGACATCAAGGCGATGGGCCTGAAAGCTACTGCCGACGAGTTGAAAGCCTCTGATGTAGAGGTGGACGCAGACGAAGACCGCCTCATGACGGTTGATCGCCAAGATAGCGGCGCATTCTCCCGAGCAGACAACGAAGAAGCCGACGATATGGCTTTCGGCTGGTTGCGTATCGAGTACGTGCTGGCTGATATGGACGGCGACGGCATTGCCGAACGAATCAAGGTAACGCGCCTGCGCGACAAGATTCTTGATACTGAGGTTGTTTCTCACGTTCCTATTGCCACAACCAGCCCTGTGCTGAATCCCCACCGTTGGGACGGTATGAGCATCGAGGACTTGGTGGGCGACATTCAGAAGCTGCACACCGAGATTCTGCGCGGCACTCTGGATAACCTGAAGCTGACCACCAACCCACGCAAGAAGCTGCTCACAGACGCCAACGGTACGCCAATGGCGAACTTGGATGACCTGTTAGACAGCCGTATCGGTGGCATTGTGCGCGTTCGCTCCATCGAGGCCGTAACGGAAGAAGTGACCAGCTTTGCCGGTGGCGCTGCTATGCCCATGTTGGAGTACGTGCAAGGCATGCGCGAGAACCGCACAGGCGTATCTCGTACCAGCATGGGCCTGAACCCTGACAGCCTGAACAACACCGCCACAGGCCGCCAGATCGACCAAACGGCGGCGATGCAGCGTATCGAACTGATAGCACGCATCTTTGCCGAAACATTGGTTAAGCCCATTTTCCAAGGCATTTTGAAGCTGCTCACCGATGGCGAGATGCAAAAGCTGTCGTTCAAGCTGCGTGATGAATTTGTGGAGTACGACCCGCAGGAATGGCGCGATCAGTACGACATGACTATCAATGTCGGCTTGGGCACTGGCGACAAGCAGATGCAATCGCAAATGCTGACCATGATTCTGCAACTTCAGCAGGCAGGCATGGCAATGGGACTGGCTACGCCTGCGCACCTGTACCACACGGGGGCCAAGATCATTGAAAACGCTGGCTTCAAGGATGTGCAGAACTTCATCCAAGACCCGAGCAAGCTACCACCACAGCCTCCAAAGCCTGACCCTGCTGTGTTGGCTGAACAAGCCAAGTTACAGGCCGATGTGCAAAAGACTCAGGCGCAACTCGTGGCGCAGCGAGAGATTGAGCAGATGCGCGCACAAGCCAAGTTGCAAGAAGTGCAGGCCAATCTCGAACTGCAAGCCGCTAACGATGCCCGAGACGCCGAACGAGAGCGCCAAAAGGCTGAATTTGCGCAGTTGATGGAACAGCAAAAGATGCAGTTTGAGCAGTGGAAAGCCGAGCTAGACGCCCGTACACGCATTGCCATTGCACAGATTAGCGCTCAAACCACTCTCAGCGCCGCTCAGTTCACCGCAGCAGATGCCGCCGATGGTGGCAATTCATTCCCACCAATTTCTGAAGGAGCCTTCCAGCCATGAGCACCCAAACCTTACGCAACGGCGTATCAACCACCATTAATCTGCAACCTACTGAAACGCTGAAGGTTGTAGCAGTTACGGGCACTTACACCCTGCACGGCAAAGCTGGCTCTGTCGCTGGCACCATCATTGCGACAGCGGCAACAGGCGGCACCTATGGCCCCTATGCTGCGGCTGTGACGGTTTGCCTTATGTCGAGTGCGCTCAGTGAAATCGACTTTGATTCGGGTACGGCTCCGGTGATTGATAGCGATACGGTGGCGATGGTGAATACCAATCCTTCCAGCGGGGGGAATGCCTTGATTGTGGGCGGCAAGACCATTACCGGCCTATCCACACTCAAAGACAAAATCCGACTCGGGCTGGTGACACAGCGCACAAAGCCGTGGGAGGCGTCATTCTGGAACGCGCCTAGCGCTTGGACTTCTGGCCAAGCTGTCTACGGTGGCGAATGCCGACTCAGCAACGGAAACTGGTATGTGGCCCTTGCAAGTGGCACATGCGGCTCCAATGCGCCCAACAACGTGAACCCCGCCATTGGCACGACTTACTACTCTGCGTGGTTCGATGGCGCGGCTGATGGTAGTGCTGGCGGCGTGGGCTGGGTGTATTTCTCGAAAGCGCAGACCCTCTACAGCGGCGACCCAAACACCACCGTGGCCGTGACGTTTTCCGCATCCACTGATGCCGCTTGCACCAAGACATACACACCAGTTACCGGCGTGTGGCCTTCCGGCATCACCGGCTACGTGCCAGACGGCAACACCAACAGCACTAAGCAGTTTGTCCCTGTGGGCACTGGCGGCACCGTTGCCATTGCGTCGTGGGTGGCTGAACTGTTCGGCTCGACTGACGCCTCTTATCTCCGCGCTGCCCAAACCGCAGGCGGCACCCTTGGCATCAAGGCTACGCAGTTTGTTACCAATGCGGCAGGTAATGAAACCTCTGCGCAATGGGAGTTCAACACCGACAGCCCGAAATTACAGCTCACCACTTCGGGCTATGACACAGCATTGGTAAACGCAACCGGTGGCGGCTTGCGCGTGTTTGTCGATGATGTGGAAGTGCAACCCGGCGCATTCTTCCAGACCCTCGGCACCAACAACGGCAACACCTTCACACTACTGACCTTCACGGGTGCAGTGAAGATGCGCAACATCAAGATGATTGGCATTGACGCAATCCGCGATGTTCGGATTTTGCCCAACTACACGCTGTACAAAGTCAAGGCAAACACACTCCGCGCACTGTGGATTGGTGATTCGATTGGTGCGGGTTCTTCGATGGGTCCATCCCGCCGAGCAATGAACTGGCCCAATACCACCTTGAACGAGTTGGGCGCACGTTACGGCATCACCAACGCCAGCACGGGCGGCACGGGCATTGAAAACCAAGGCACGGGCGTGAGTTTTTACAACCGCCTCACGGTGACTTCAAACACCATCAACGTGCCGCCCAACTCCACGACCTTCAAGGATTCGGTCAACAAGTTCGATCTGGTGGTTTTGCAGGCGTCCGGCAACGATGGCACGACCTCGCCAACGCTGACGGCAAACTACCTCCTGACACTGCAAACCATCCGCGCACTGCAACCAGACGCACTGATCGTTGTGCATGGTTCGTGGCCCGGCTCTTCGGGCTATGCGCCATCTGCTGACTACGGTAATTCCTGCGCCTCCGCAGCCTTTGCGCAGTGGGGTGACAACAAGAGCCTGTTCATCCGCACCCGCGCAGATGCGCCCGATGGGCAGTGGCTCACCGCCCTC